AGCAGCATTAGAAGAGTTACCAAAGATACCACCTACACCAGTACCTCCAAAACAAACACCACCGATACCCCATGTGTTGTTAGTTGAGAAGCCTAGAACACCGCCAGCGGTATTAACAGTAGAGCCGAAAGCACCTGCTGAAACTACACCGTTTAAAGAAGTAGCAGCACCTAAGGAAAACGTGCGCCCAGAGGCTATAGTGGCAGAGCCTGCTGTAATCTTGTCTGCTGTTAGTGTACCTGTAGTAATCTTATTGCCATCAATACTTGTAACCCCTGAGGCAACGCTGGATTGAATGTTAGAAAAGGTTACAAGACCATCAAAGTTTAACCAGCGAAAGGCTGAGCTACCTATTGTGGTGGTTTGGACACCCGCTTCATCCTCTTCCACTGAATAGTTAACAGCCCAGAACGAAGTGCCTGATGACGCTGAAGGAGAATTAAAGATTGTAGACCAACCAGCTTTTACGTTGCTGAAGGTGCTTGTACCAAATACATAGTTGTAAGTGTCTACGTTAGCTGTAGGAACAGAAGGGGCAGAGGAAGAGGAACTGTTGTAATACAGGTAGCCGTTAGCCGCCTTAGTATCTGTACCTGAGCCGTTAGCACCATTCTGAAATACAAGTGCAGGGTAACCCCAAGTTAAAGTACTATCTACTCCCGGTGTGCCTGTGTTAGTGGCTGTGGCTGCTGATAGGTAAACAGGGTCAGTGCCAGTAGGGATAGTACGTGACCAGCCTGTAGGGGGTGTGAGAACCAGCGTAGAGAAGTCAAATGAACCACCTGTAGGGGTAGCTGGTTGAGTAGCAGAACGTTGATAGACAGAGACTAACAAGTATGAAGTACCATCCAGTCCTTCAGTACCAGCAGCAACAGCAGAGTTAATCTCTTGCAAAACAAAAGAAGTATTAGCAATCTTTAGTGAGTTGTCGTTTAACGCTGCTGTTGGAACTTCTGGTGTCCCTGTAAACGATGGTGATACAGTGTCAGCTTTACTATTAATCGCAGTTGCAATAGCAGTAAACTCATTACCAAACTCCGTACCTTTAATAAGTTTACCAGAGTCTCCCGATGGTAGAGCATCTTTAGCCCCAAAACTTGTTGCGATAACATAATTAGCCATTAACTCGCCCTTCCTGTTTTAACAAACATATCAATTTTTTGTACTGAAAGTGGGTTTCCCAACACCTCAGCTCTAAACCCAATTTGGACAGTATTACCGTTGCCACCTACGCTTGCTTTTATAGAGTCAATAGCAATACCCAAAGAAAACTCACTTAGGTTAAACTCATTAACATTGAATTGAGCCGTACTAGTTTCTTTAATTGTATACGTGTAGGAGGTGGTTACATCTAAGTAATCAAACCTAGTCATAAGAACAAAGGTTTGTCCACTTCCACCTACAACAGTAGCTCGTATTTGTTTAAGTATTTTAAGTGTAGTGGCTGCCCCCATATCTAAATAATGAGAGAAGAACACTAATGAATAAGAGACACCATTGTCGCTGTATCCACTATACTTACCAATACCATCTAACTTACCTATTAACACTTCTCTATCCCTGCGGCGTAAGAAGGAGGTAGCAGAATAACCAGTCCATCTAGTTACACGAGCCGACCCATCCTCAAGCGCTTGTCTTAAATCCAAACAGTAAACAAGCCCCTGCGAAGGAATAGAAAGAAGGTAGAATGCATTTACTTCTGAATAAACAGAACAAACGTTGTCTAAATGACCGTAACTAGCCTTCTCTAATTTAATATCTTGGATTAAATCATCCCTTACATTCTTTGTTAAGTCTCGCATAGGCAAAGACTTCTCTTGGATGATTCGACCCAAAGAACGTATACCTAAGTCAGAAAGAAATAACAGGTCGTTGCCAGTGCTTTGAATACTATCACGAGCAATGCACCCTGTACCAGCAATAATGTCTGACAAGGAAAAGAGGCTTAAAGGTTCCTCAGCCCCTTTGTATATAACAATGTTACGTTCGCAGAAGATGATAAGGAAGCCGTTATGAGTGCCTAGGGCAACAATTGTATCTACGTTGTTAGGCAGTACAGATGAGATGTTTAACGTGCCACTAGAGCCACCGTCAAAGGCTGGGAAGGCGCTGTCAGCTATATCGGTAGACCAGTACACTGTAGCACCGTCATGCGTCCAGAAGCGACCGTAGGAGGCTATTACGTCACGGGGGTAAGAAGTACCGTAGCTTTGTGCGACACCTGTAAAGGCCGTCATTGTCTGAGTAACTGGGGTTATGCCTTCATTGTAAACAACAGGCTCATGTCCTTCTTGAACAATAACAGCGTGATCTAACAAAGAAGCACCCTTCCACAGGTTACTTGTAACAGTGTAGCCAGCTGGGGTTATATCAACCAAAGCGGAAGAGGCATCACCATTCTTAAACAACTTGTTATTTCCACCGGAGATAGTAACATTTGTATTGTCAGCGTTAACATGCTCCATTAAGAAATTGATTGACGTATTTGCTAATGCAGCTGCGCCATCAGTAGTCTGCATTGCCCATCCCTTACGTGCACCTATCCGACCATACTTATCTAAAACAGCATTGTCTATAATAGCTGCAAAGTTAGGAGATAGAGTAACACCACTCTCTTGTGTGTTTAGGCCAAAGAAGCCGGGGGAGACAACCGAAAGTGTTTGTAATTCTTTCATACGCTATACCAAATAGTGTCCTCTGGGTGACGAGCCGCATCCAATGCAATCTCATCTGCCAAGGCTGACTGAGCAGCAGCGTAGGCGTTCATACTTTGTTGTCCACCATCTTCACCACGTTCCTCAATCGCCATCGCTGTTGCTAAAAGAATAACAGGTCGTTTAGGGATGACGAGAGCATCAGTATCATTTACTAAATCTAAGTTACGTAAAGCAACGTTAAACCTTAAATTGTAAACAGAATCTGGAACAGGGTAAATATCTACCTGAGTATCTCCATCAACACTAACACCGTTAAAGTTGTAGGAGGCAGGGATACCTACTTGAGGGGTAGATATTAAGAACTCTCTGTTAAACCAGCTTGAACTCTTGTACTGCATCCGAATGTCGTTAGAGTCATTATAGACATCTATCACTGTAAAGTTATTACGTGAACCATTAAGCTCGTAGTTAAACACACCAGCTGTAGTGTTGAGTGTTAAGGTTGTGCGTAAAGCACTCCAACTCCATGCAGTTTCAACTTGACTCTTAGCCTCGTTTATAAAGTCACCAATCAATCGGGCATACGAATTTGAAGACCCACTGCCTTGTACTGTGTCTACTTCATTTTCACGGAGTCTTCTTAATACAGCTTTGACAAGATTTAAATATGTCATTTGTTTCTTTCTTTGTTGGTATTATACCACAGATTTCTAAATTTGTCAAGCTTATTCACCACCAAATGCTACAGTAGGGGACGATTTAAACAAATCAAAGTTAACTATAACAGAGGGTGTAGATGCTGCTTCTGAGTTAAACCACATAGTGTCTCCCGCTTGCAAAACCAAGTGACCAGCGAATGGTGGGGAATCTTGTGTTGCATGTGATTGACCACGGGACAGGTATATTTTATGTGTAGCATCGTGAGCGTGTTGCCAGTAAACCGTATAAGTCTTAGCTGTAGCCACACCCATGTTAACATATACAGAATGAACGTCTGCTTTGTACCCAGCAGGTACAGTAAATATAAGTGTAAGCGTTGCCGCTACGGGGGCAATTCCAATTGAATGTTTCATTACATTGATGCCCCACCGTTATAGCCACCACCATCTACACCACCACCACCACCATAACCACCATAACTACCTGACCCTTCTGATTGTTGATTAAGGGCGCGTTGTATACCGGGGTCTAAAGCCATTGCATTTGCTTGAGCATTTACTTGAGCTTGTTGTGCAACCGATGATGGCGTGTTGGTGGTTGGTGCTGTTGGTGCTGTTGGTGCTGGGGTAAACCCTTTTCCTATTGCATAACCAAGCGTTGGCATTCCGAACAAAGAACCACCTAGCATACCTAGCATACCGGGTGATAGACCAAGATTAAACCCAGTACCAAGATTACCTCCCGGCCCTGCTAAACCACCGTCTACTCCCATGTCTATTCCGGGTGTCCCGTTAGGTGTTCCATTGTATTCACCACCACCACTTCCTCTTAGCATACCTTCATCCATAGCTTTCTGAGCATCCTCAGCTTCTTTTTTAAGAAGCTCTTCATCTAGGGCTGCTTGGTTACTTGCTTGAATAGCCCTTGACTTGTAGAAGGGGTCTTCTCTATACTGAGCATTATCACCCGTCATAGAACCAGAAAGCATAGGGTTTCCATTAACAGTGGGCAGAACACCCATTAAGTCTTTAACATAGTTAGAAAATGAATCCATTACTTAGTCCTCTTGTTCTTCTTGTTCTTCTTTGAACGCTCGTTGCGCTTTGGTAGTTCTCTTAGCATTAGAATTGTCCTTTGGTGTATATTGCCCATATTAACCCTACCACAGCGAATAAACCAGTTGAAACCAGTATAACAGCCAATGTAATGTTAACTATATTGCTAACCTTCTGTTTAAACCGCAGGTGAGAGGCTCTGACAATCGCCGCTGCCTTCTCTCTACCCTTACGCGCCTCTACTTGGAATTGTAACCATTCATCCCACATACCGGGAGCACCTTGGTAAATGAATAACTCTTTTAACTCTTGCTCTTGTTGTTTAAGTACAGATAAAGCCATGAATTCCTCTAAATCACTGCCACTGCCCTTAGCCTTTAACTCATGTTGCATCTTAGCCTTACTGTTAAAGTAATTCATTATGTGTGAACCCACCGCCATAAAGTCACCACCGTTATTAATAGTTTCTTTTATGACAGCAAATGCGGCGTTGGCTATGGCGAGTTCAGCTATCATTATCGTATTGCCCAGTGTGTTAACATCCAAGTAAGAAAGCCGCCAGCAATAGAAGCAATAGTCATCCCCATCCAGAAGCCACCTTTAGATTGGTTAGCTAGTTCAAGAAGGCTTTTAATATCTTTACTCATGTCATCAACTCTAGCTTCTAATGTTTCCACTTTAGCTAATAGCCTCCCATACTCAATAGGGTTGATGTGTTCCATTATTACTCCGTCCCAATTTATTATATTAAAGAAGGGAACCTAAGCCCCCCCACTCTGTTACGCCTCTGTACTCATAGGCACAACTAAGTTAAGCTCTTCAAAAGTAGTAGCAGCAAGAACTGCAGCTTGCTTATCAGCTCCTGCAGTTATAAGAGAACCAATAGCTGTTTGCATTGCTGTCTTTGCAGTTCCTTTTGCATTCATTTGATCAGTCCAGCTATACTCTGCAAGTATTGCTTGTTTAGTTTCCTCCTTAACCCCACGTACAATATCTTCTTGTATATGTGCTAAATGCTCTATTGCTGGGTATGCCATGTTATCGATCTCCAAAAGTTGTTGCACAGGCAGGATAAAGTTTCCAAGGATTTGAACTTGTATTACTACTGTAGTCGCCGATACGAGCGGTAGCCACAGTTTCCAACATACGCAAATCGCAAACTAAGCCATCCCCAATAAACGTATTTAAGTTGTAAAGCATATTAGTATCTTTAAACCTATACGTAGTCTGATAATAATGTGTACTATTTACAAAAACAAGTACGGTGGTGTTTGCTGGAATCGTTACGCTACCAGACCCAACGGCAGAAGGTGTAGACCCACCCCCTCCATACGCTATAGTCCACGTTCCCTCTGTAGTGGTAGAATACACACCTGTGTTGGGAGTGTAGACAAAGATACCGCAACCACCATAACTAGTATCAACTGAAGACAAGTAGGTGTTTAAAGTACGAGTAATAGATGCCCCCGTTGTGTTTCTTACAGGGATACATCGCCACGTTACACCAGAGTAGTTACCACTGGAATTACTGTAGTAAAACATATCTTTGTAGTGATTACCTACACGATTACCATGTGCGTATTCTTTAACACGGCTCATGGCGTTTTCACCATCATTTACAAACATCCCTTGGTTAGTCCCGTTGGGATGACCATCACCCATGAACATGTTAAAACCCTGTATTTTTGAATTTGCGTCTTGCCAGCTATGATAATACGTTGTCCAAGGGCCAGAAGAAGTCCACGAGCCTGTAGAATATACGTTTTGCCTTGCAGAGTTACTAACTACAGTTCCTATAATACTCTCACTATCGTTAGGTACGGTTACAGGCGCTGCTACACTACCCCCACCCCCACCTTTAACAGCAAAGGAACTTACGTTTTGATTAAACGACATATTAAGTCTCCTCTGTAATTAGAATACCTGATGTGTAAGCATCATAAATTTTTGTACCAGATTGTACTTCTCTAACAAGAAGGCCACACGCGCTCATGTAACTATTAAATGCGTCATTAACACTGAATTTTCTAGCAATACCAGAAGAAATATGACTCCAAGAAGGAGGTGATGTATTCATGTCTATGATACTAATATCATCTGACTCTTCACCAAAAATTACTGCAATGCCGGGAGCAACCTCAACGCCACCATCACCATACTCAGTAGAAGCACCAGAACTACCTGATGCTTGGGTAAATTGAGTAGATGAGCCACCAATTTCGTACCAAATCCATCCACCAGTTCCTTGCTCTACCACATAAGATTTTCCTGCCACTGTGGTTACTATACAAGCTCCATCTGAGTAAGATCCCGGTAAAGTTGCATTAGATACGGTAGTAACAGACCCATCAGAAATTTTAACGATATACATAGTAGCCTCGCCACCTTGACCTTTACTATACAAATAACCATCGTGGTGTAAGAGGAAAGAACCTTGGTTAGCACCTTGTCCAACTACAGTCGAAGCTGTCGTAAAGTTAGTTAAGGCTCCTGTTTCAATGTGTCGTCTATTCACAGTGGTAGTACTAGCCGATGGGATGTTGTACATATACGTGCCATCCGTACAAGAACCGTTACCGCTACCAAAACCATAAGTTAGGACAGGAGAGGAAGAGGTAGAAATGTACTCGAATATATTACTATTGTAATAACGGAAAAAGGTTAGAACCCCGTTCTTATATGCAGCAAAGGAACTATTCGCATTAGCGTTTGAAGAAGTACTGTTGTTTGTGATACTTGTCATAGACGTACTAGTACCACTACCTATACCATCACCCTCAAAATAGTTTATTGTGTCAGTACCATTACTAAAGAACATACCTTTAAAACTAGGGGCTATGTAAGCACTTAAAAATGGGAACTTGAGCGAGAGAACAGAACTAACGTCCATGATAAGTGAACCGCTGGCTATCATATCCCCAGTGCTGGTAGCTACTGTACGACCATCTAGGTCTAGCGTGGCGACACCAACATTTTTACACTCAACTGATTTAATCACTGCTCTCTCAGTAGAGCCAGTAGAGGCGAGTGTTACTGAATGGGCTGCACCTGCTGCAGTTTGATTGTTTACGTTTGTGAATACTTTTACTTGTTCAGACATTTTAATTTCCTTATGAATTGATTAGATATTTTGCAATAGTTGCACCAGCTGGTGTTTTCCAAACAGCAACTGCGCCGTCATTGGATAAAACCCTTCCTGTTACCGCAGTTGTTATTAAAGGTACACCAACAGCACCCGTAACAAACGTAGCCCATTTAAACCCAGAAGTAGGTTCTGTTACATCGTGATCTATCGTAGCACCTGATGTGAAACTGGTATTTGAAATCCATGAGTTAGTACCGTCAGTAACAACATCATCAGGGTAGTAATAAGTTGATGCAGCCCAGTCGCCGCGCCACTTAATACCGCTGTTAAATTTCTGCCAATTAGCTGCAACTAAATCCGTATTAAATACAGTAGAAGCGTGTGCTGTAAGTGCAATGTAGGTGTTACCACCATAAGACACAATATCATCAGGGTAATAAGCTACTGCTGTAGCCCACTCACCTAGGTTGCGTATGCCGGGTAATAAAAGTTCCCAGCTTGCTGTAACAGTAGGTAGGGTGTTTGCAGCTACATCGCTTAATGCTTTGAAAACAGAACTACCGTATTTGACTGTATCATTTGGTTTATAGGTGGCACTTGTATTCCACACACCCTTATGATCAAAGCCACTTACAAGTAATTCCCAATTAGCTGTTACCGTTGGAATGTTACCAGTAGTGTCACCTTTGGCTTGGTACATGTTTGCACCATAAGCAACAAGATCACCACTCACATAGACAGTAGCATCGTTGTACACACCTTTTGGGCTAATACCGTCTACAAACCTATCCCAGAATGCAGTAGCACTTGGTAGGTTGCCTGTTGTATCTTGGATGGCAATGTAAACACCAGCGCCATAAACAACCATGTCATTTTTCTGATACACACCTACTGCAGAGTAAGTACCTTCATATTGGATACCGTCCGCAAACTGGCTCCAGTAAGTAGCATTAGGCGGTATTTGTGCTGTACCATCTAGGACGGCAATGTAAACTTTACCACCGTAAGTAACACCATCACCAATGCGATACTGCGTTGCTGTGTCATAAACACCCTTAAACTTAAAGCCTTCAACCATCAACGCCCAGTAAGCCGTATCAGTAGGAAGATTAGAACTTGTCTTTAGTGCATACGTGTAGACATAGACGTTACCGCCGTATTTAACTACATCGTTAGATTCATAAGTTGTAGAAGATAACCAGTCGCCAGCGAAGTGGAACCTGAGTTTACCTAGATCAATAATTTGTGTCATACTAATTTTACCTGTAAGTGTCCACTGTTACCCCACTGGAATCGAAGAGTACCTTGAGTCCAGAACCATTGTTTGTAATCATACTTGTCAATAACGTTATCATCAGGTAGCACCACAGGGGTTACTCCGTCATTAATAATCTCTACATCTAAGTTACCTGTATCAGGATTGAACCTAAAGCCATAAAAACTTTTAGGTGCTAATTCTGTGAAGAAGTCTTTATCGTTATCATTAAACATCAAGTGACCCCTACTAAGATAGAAGCAATAGCGTCGAACGCATTGTCTTCAACTGTAATAGCCACTAGACTTTCTCCCGGTAAGATGATAAGTTTGTTACCCTTCATAAGCTCTTCACTTTCTCCGTTTTTGACTCTCTTATCACGAACAATATAAGTATCACCCGTAGATTTTCTTAGCATCAAACTCACAGGAAGAATTCCCGGAGAGATGTTTGATAGATTACAGCCAATTAAAATTGCTTTAATACCCGCTGGAGCTGTATATATAACAGACTCTGCAGTCCCAATATCATTTGCAACAGCATTGTTAAACACGTTTGCCATTTCTTTCCTTTCTTAACCAAGTGCAATAGCCATTGCAATAGAGTCTGTTGGTGTGTACCCTAAGGCATCTTCAATATCTGTAAAGTTTAGAAGAATATCTCCTACCCTGCTGTTAAAAGAAATTACCGCCCCATCTATGGTAAAGGTAGAGAAGGTAAACGCACTTTCTACACTGTTGTAGACTTTGAGTCTTTGTACTGCAGTGTTATAATATAGTTCACCGCCTAATAGCGCATCCCCGTCATTATTTGTTGTTGGGTCACTAGAGTGATTACCTAACCACACATCCGTAAACGAGGTTAAAGAGGAGGCAGCTGCTGCGGCATCCGTTGCAGAGTCACTCGCGCTCGTAGCGGATAGGTTTGCACTTGCTAAAGAAGCTGCTGCACTTACACCTGCTGCAGTTTCTGATAAGGCAGAGTTATCAGCGGATGTTAAAGATTGCCCAGCACTAGTAGAAGATTGCCCAGCACTGGTAGAAGCTTCACCAGCTTTAGTAGCAGAAGTTACTGATGAAGCCTCAGAATCTATTGCACTTAAAGCCGCTAAGTTTTTATTAGCTAGTGCAGAATTCTCAGATGCTAAGGCTTCGTTTGCTGATGTAGCAGCATCAGTTACTGAACTTCCGATACTTGCTACAGAAAGAGCGGCGGCTGTAACTGAGAGGGCTGCTTGATTTTTTGAAGCTAAGGCTGAGGCTGCATATACACCTGCATCGTCTTGAGAAGCTAAAGCAGCAGCAGCAGCTGTTTGTGCGTTAGTTTTTGCTAACGCTGCAGCTACAGCATTTAAACCAACTGCAGTTTCTGACCCTGCTGCGGCAACAGCACTTAGGTTAGAAGCAACAGCACTTAACTGGGAAGCAGTAGCACTTAACTCAGCGTTTGCTTCAGCGTCTCCAATATTACTTAAAGAAGTTGCAGCCAATACAGCACTGCCAGCAGATTCTCCTGCACTTACATTAGCAGCATTCTTACTTAGTAACGCCGCCGCCGCACTTGCTGCCGACTCATCTATTGCACCAAAAGCACTGTCCGCACTAGCTTCTGCATTAATTTCACTTAACTTTGCATTCGTTTCTGACAAAGCTGCAGCTATAGCACTATCAGCCGCAGCAGCTGCTTTTTGAGTAGCTTCTAATGCTTTTGCAGTTACAATAGTTATGCTTGCGTCTTGGTTACTATCTCCAGCCCCACCATTTCCACGAAAGATTGCCATAAAAACTCCTTGTTATCCTTTGTTGAAAGACTCTAACAAAAGCCCTTTAACAAAGAAGCCCCCCGAAGGGAGCCTCTTTTAGCCTAATTAGGCTGACATTGCAATTGCAACAGCAGCTTCATCACGCAACTCAGCCACACCGTACAGCATGTCAGAGGTAAACAATGTACCCAAGTACTCTTGCTTGTACTGAGTTTGTGAGCGAACGCCCATTTGCTCAGCCAACACAAACGCATCTTTGTGGAACATCATACCGATACGAGCAGCGCCAGTGGCAGTCTCGCAGTTGGTAGAAACGTAAACCTTAACGCCATAGACGTTACCGATTTCACCATTGCGGATAGTGTTACCACCACCAGTTTCGCCAGTGAAAGCTTGCTCAGTAAAACGAGCCAAGCCCATCATTACGTTACGAGCAACAGGAGGCAATACCAAACAACGACCGTCCATAGGTACGTCAGCATCATCCAAAGTTTGGATAATCTTACGTAAACCTGCGTCTGTAATTGCAGCTTCGTTAGAGCCATCATAGGCGGTAACGCCATCAGAAGCAATAACAGAGCTTAGGTAAGTGATGTTGCCATCACCACCACCAGCAATACGACCCAACTTAATCAAGTCAGTGTCCACTTGCTTAGCCAAAGCGTAGCCAGCGTCACCAGTGTAGAACTTACGCAATGAAGCCAAAGCTTGAGTTTCTGTGATGTCCTCAATCAAACGGCTGTACTCGTAATGCAAGTTTACTACTACTTGAATCTCTGACTCAGTTGCAGCTTGCAAAGTTACCTGTGCAGAAGCGGCTTTAACAGCTGCTTGACCACGGGTGGGCTTAGGGATATGCAACGTGTCACCTTTTTTGCCCTTGAAGGACATTTTAGAGACAAGGTTTGCCATTACGAGGTTTGACTTGTAAGCTGCGATGATTTCGTCAGACCACAATTCAGGGATAAACGTTGCACCAGTTGCATTGGTGACGTGATTAGTTCCGAGTGCCATATAAATTAACTTTCAAAATGATTATTTAACACGCCCCTCCGAATACGCTTGCATGATTTCGTCAGCAAGTTGTTGGTATCGGTCAGGGTTAGTACGCATGAGTTCGATGATGTCGGCTCTGCGATAGGTTTTCTTACTAGCTGTTTCTCCTGATCCCTTGGATGAACCAGTGGATGCAGATTTAACAGCTTGCTTACGCTGCACTTTCTCTACTGCGTTTGATTGAGCGACTACTTGAGTTCTTTCTTTCCAAGTAGATAGTAGCTCATTCGCGGCATCAAAATCGTAACTGCGATCAGCGCGACTAAATAGCTCTTGACGTACCTTGCTTTTATTAACCCATTCTGAAAAGTCGCCGTTATTGACGACTTCTGTAAAGTCAGGGTGCATACTTTTAAGGTTGGCTAATGCTTCGGCCTTCTTCATTTGTGCGCTAAGCTCTTCTGCTTGCCTCACCTTCGGATGCCGACCAATTGCCCTATCAATAGCCTTGTCGGGATCGGTAAAGAAATCTACCTCTTCCTCGACTTCTGGGGCTTGTTGTTTTTGTGTGACGGTTTGGGATTTTACAAAGTCATCTACAATACGTCGAAGTTCCCCGACTTCACTCCCTTGCTTGCCGATGGCTCGTTCGGCTTCTTGATGCATACGGACAACATCTTTAACAGATTTGCCTCTATACTTATCGGGAACATCGTCTTCTGTACTTTCTGGTTCAGGTTCCTCTTCAGGGGTGTCCTGCTCCTCTTCATCCTCGATAGATGAGTACTCTTCGTCGTCTTGTGGTTCTTCGTAACCCTCGTCAATAAATGTTGCCATTAAACTCTCCGTGCTAATAAGCATTGTGGAATATAACTTATGTGCTTATGCTTATTCAGCGGCACTCTTTTGCTCCTGCGCTATCTTCTCGTTTCGCTTCCGTTCCCATTGCATTGCTGCTCCGGGAAAATCTCCGGTCACGCCCTCAAGTTTGACCATAGGCTTGCTAACGATTCGGATTGCAGGTTGACCACACACTTTACAATTGGTTGTTCGGAGTTCCGAATCAATGTAAGCTTCTGATATATGGTCATCTCCGCAAATAAACTCATAGATACGTTTAGGCATATTGTTCTTTCTCAAAGTCCTCGTAGCTGTTTTTAATTGCTGACTCATAAGAAAGGACTCGCTGTAACGCTTCTATTTGTCCTCTGCGAAACCAGAATTGTTTCTCATCTGGGATGGTAGTAATATCCTGAAGTACATCCATATTGTCGGAAATGTCTTCTACATATTGTTTCCAGCCTTTTGAGGCAAACAAATCTAGTAATGTTTCGTAA